ATCTGTGTAGATAGCGGGGCAAGGATCGGCTTGAAAGCAAGAAACTGGCTGCCACCAAGATTCTCTTCTTCGATAACAATGCCGGAACAGAATATTCCGTCCGTGGAAAGCGGGATAGCCGCCCCTACTGGAAAGCTGCAAAACACCCCGTCACCGGCAAGACCAATAGCCGCAACCATTACTGTCTCGTTTGAGTGGTTTGTCTGTTCGGGGTGACTCCTGTTGTCACGGCATCAATATCAACGTTGCCGACTTCAATATTACCATTTTCATGCAGAACAAGCGGATTAACAGGATCAAGCCCTTTACGCTGCCACAGGTCGTGGAGATGTCCGCCGAAGGTACATTCATTAATCAGCGTCAGTCCGCCATTATAGGTGCCAGACAACATGTGCGCCCCAGTAGAGTCAATCACCTTGCCGTTTCCGTTCACCACAATAATTCCTGTTGTACAGGTGGCATCTATGATGCAATGGCCTCCGGCCAGACCTATTGTAAATGCCACCGATCCGATTTTGTTAGTCAGCTTGACGTCGCCGGAATATCGAGAAAGAATCAGCGCAGGCCCATCGCCACCACAATCAATAACAGCGGCCCCCTCGCCTGCCACGTCATCGTCACAGTTAATGAAATGCGCTTCTGCTGATGAGCCGCCACCCAATGAGTGAGGGCCTGCGTCAAGACTGCATCCCAGCACCCTGCCATTAATGAAGTCCAGCGTCGTGATATCGCAGTTCCGAATTTCTGTTCCCCCGTCCAGCGTTCCGTTCACACTGGCGTTTTCCACCATCGTATTGATGGTCGAAGCGGATGTTCCGATTGTGATTATGGTCTGGGTTGGGTTGGTTCCTACCAGCGTGAAGTTATCAACATTGTCACCAACACCCAGCGTCACATTCGTCATGCAGTGGATACTTTTTGTCAATCCCCGTGCTGTCCTGACGATTATGCAGTCTGGGATGTTGTTAAGTGGGTACTGCATGTTACCCAGTGGTAACGGTAGGCTCAGCGGGTCGGCCCCGTTAAGCTGATTAGATGACGTGCTTGAATAATGAACCATGCCTTCAAATGATGCGAATTCAAGCTGCGCACCCATCTGCGGTGTAACACCCTGAGTAACCGGCTGTAAACCAAAAATTGCAGCGGTAAATGCACCATCAGTCGGGAGAACCGAGGGAACCGACACGTCTTCCAGAGCAAGGTTTCCGGTCAAAACAATGGTGATGTCTTCCTCTGGCGGCTTGATTCGCCATCCGGCAACATTATTCAGGAAGAAATACGAGCCAGCATTAATAACTGACGACAGCGGGTCACCGCCTACAGGCCTGAACGCGCGCGGGAAGCCAAGGTTGGAGTTGTTGCCCAGCAGCCAGTCTTTCCAACTTTCGTAGAGGTCTTCGCGAACGTCGACTTCGGTTACTCCTGACGACAGGGTAATCGTTAGTGTTGACCCGTTGAAATCGATGGGCATGATTTATCCTATAAAGTTTGGTTCTGTCAACTGGTTGATTGTGACAGTCTGGTCAACGGTGAATGATACGTTAGGAATGCGAATAGGTATAGACGCACTCGGATCATCTTCCGTGCCTTCCAGAATAACAACGTCAACTCCAACGCCCGAGCCAACCGTAAAGTTGAACGAGGTCGTAGAATTGGTGGTTTCGTCGACCAGAGTGGATGTGCCTGCCAGATAAACGCTGACAGTTGATCCGACAACCAAAGGCGACAGGGTGATTGATTTGTTATCAACAAAAGTGATGGTCGACCCATTTACATTGTCCTGATTACCAGCAGTGAATGCAGTATCAGAGGTGGTGCCTTCCAGAATCTGAATAGTGACAGTATCACCGCCACCAAAATCAACCCTGAAGTCATTGGTGTTGCCCGAAAACGTAAAGCCTCTGATCTGATAGGTCACATTGCCGGAGCCTTTTAGCAACACGCCCTTGTTACAGTTCTGGATGACGACTTCTCGAACCGTATCAGTGGCTGGGTTGGCTCCGCCCAGATCAAGAGCGCCGTGTTTTGCTGGGGCAAGACTGGCATTAATTGTGTGCTTTTTCAGAAAAGCGCCGTTCCTGACTCGAATGCTGCCCATATTGGTAGATGATCCACCGACTATTTCAGCAGCAGGGTCTTCCAGTCGGATATCACCGGCCATATCACAGGTACATCCATTGGCACTATGAGTTGGTCCACCACCAGAACTGGTAAATGCGCTAATACGGAACCGAATCCAGTATCGAGTATCACCATCAGCAGCCAATGTGGCCCAGTCGTCGGGCATTGCCCAAGTAACGGACTGTGCGCCCGTGGTTGCATAATTTGACGTGCCATCAGTGATATCGGTCAGGCTCGCCCATGATGAACCGTTGTAATATTCCCAAGTACCTGTCCATGTCCCTGCTTTTGCGGTAGACAGGTTCAGGTTCAGCCCGTAAAACTTCTCATCATGTCCGAAATAGGTAGCATCATCTAATGCTTCCGTGGCTGGCATGAGGCCAGCAGTAGCCAGCTCTGGCCCTGTAGCCGCCTCTGTAATGTCGGCAAAGGTAGAAGGGGAATCAAGCGTTTTAACATTCCGAAGCTGATCTGCGTATAGAGCAGACGGCCCCAGCATGGTAACGCCGAAGTATGCTGCTACGTCGATATTGGTGTCGATTGCCTCAATCCTGAATGGGGCTGCACCGCCAGCGCGTATAACGCCTCCATTTGCGCCCTCTTTAGAAGCGCCGGAGCCTGTCGACGTGCCAAGCTGGAAGTGATTGGTGCCTGTAGCATTACCAACATGCCGGAGACTGTACAGTGAACCGGATACCGGAAGGTCTTCAAATATCAGAATCTGGTTAGAATCTTCAAAATAACTGTTGGCTGTACTGACGCCCTGAAATACTGCCCCAGCGTTCATGTAGTAAACGCCACCTACCGACCGGAGAATTCCGTAACCGTTTGATTCATCATCCGTGACCCACTCTGCAAACGTTGCTCTTGCCCCCGTGGTACCACCCTCAATTGAGATTTCGTTGCCTATCCAGAGCATGTCGCCCACGGCCAGCACTTTGCCGTTTCCATCCACAAAATCAATGCGTATGCCAGCACTGGTGGCAGTAAGAATTGAAGGCGGATTACCAGAAGTTCCATCATAAGGTTTGCGAGGATCAGCAACGAGCATCATCCAGCCGTTGTAGACCACGACCTGCTTGATCTCATCATAAACAAGCCATGAACCATGAGTACCTTCTGTACCGATAATCAGGCGAGCGCCGTAGGTAGCCCCTGCGCTGATTGACTGGCCCAGCTTGGCCCACATGCGTAGATGTACATTTTCGAGATTTTCAGAACCAAAGCTGGAAACCAGAGACCCAATTCCCGGATCGACACGCGCCTCAATACAGCCAGTGTTCTCAACCTCTGAAGCAGTGTTCAGCCCAAGCGACGACCAGTTGGTTCCGTCTACTGTCCAGCTTCCCACAGCATCAGCACGGTTAAGGCGAGTGAAGTCTCCGTCCGTTAATGGATCAAGGGTGATCGCCATTAGACCGTTACGTTAAGTTCACCCTGCGCAACAAGCGGTATAATCAGTGCTGCTGTGGTGATCGTCTGAACTGTTGACTCGGTGTACTGAGCTGTCAGTCGGCCAACCGCCTTTGCTTGAACCAAAGCGTTGATTCCACCAGCTCGGCCACCCTGAGTGTTGTTTGAATAGTCAAATGAGAACGCAAAGTCAATCTGCATTGGCACCTGAACAACCTTGGTGATCGTCACGGATGGGCCTGCACCCTGAGTCGTAATCAGCACACCAGTCTCGCTAACCAGCGTCAATGTATTGGCTGTCTCGCCCGTAACCTCCCAGATACCGTCGTTCAATCCAGAGGTAGAACCTTCAACCTCAACAAAATCACCGACCGCAAATACGGCACCGATACCAGTCTGGCCGAGGGTATCAGCAGCAGTAAATGAAACGTCCGTACCGTTTGCTGAAACGTTGGTATGAACAATGATGCTGTCTGGTGAATCCACCGGATTTTCATCAATGCTCGCTGCCTCACCAGCGGTAGTAGTAATGGTTTTGCCGTCGTATCGGGTGACGCTCCACAGTGATGTAGATGTCAGGGCGGTTACCTGATAAATGCCATTCATAGGCTCATCAGCACCGGTCAGTCCGGTAATCTCAACATACGCGCCCACCCCTCGGAAAAGCGAGGCTGGGAACTGGGCTGTCGAAACAAAAGTTCCGTCTGCAAGAGTCCCCGCAGTAATCACGAAGGTCGCATCAACAGCATTGCTGATAGTGTTTTTGAAGAACAGTGTTCCATCAGACACCGCATCGTTGTTCAGAGCGGCGTTGGCGTCCAGCGTAACAGATACGGCTGTCGGCTTGACTCGACCTTGGCCGAGACTGTCGAAGAACGTAACGTTGTTGGCGTCAGCAGAGTTCAGATTATCAATGTAGAGACCCGCTCCACCGCCGTCTGGGCTAACCGTCTGGGTCAGTCCACCGTCAGCAGTACCGACTTCAAGTGTATCACCCACAAAACGGGCCAGAAGACCGAGCGCTCGACCAATGTTGGTATCACCGTCATTATCAATGTCAGTCAATTTACGCAACTGCCATTGCAGCCACTCGAAACACTCTTCCTTAGTGCCGTTGTTGCCTTCCATAATGAAGCCGAAGTTGTACGGGCCGCCTACCAGAACACCTGATGCCCCTCTTGCCTGTGGGGTAGCGTACATGGTCAGAGTCATACTTGCGTATGGTGCGCCAGACATGCCAGCATCAGTGGTTGTGATCTTGAGATCAGTACCGGTTGCCAGCGGGAACTGGAACACAAAGTTACCAAGCTCTGACTTGTTGATGGTGTTCAGGTCGGCCTGCGCGAAGGTTGAGCCTTGTGGATCAGACGCATCACGCTCTCTCATACCCAGCCTGAAGATGTTGCCGTTATCACTTGCCAGTACAGCAGTAACATCAGCGGCGTCTATGGTCAGACCTGTAGTTGTCAGAACCAAGGCGGAAACGGCGGTCAAAACAAACGTGCCGTCATTCGCTGGTGTATTAGCATTTCTGATAGTCACCTGACCACCGACAACATAACCTTCAGTGATGAATGATCCACCTACACGGGTAATTGTGGTGGTGGTAATCGCCAGAGATGTCAGGGTTTGTTCCTGAAAGAAGTTAACCGCCTCGTTGGTCGGGCCAGCGAAGGTCAGATCGAAAGTATTATCGACAGTGGTGTCGGTGCCGAACATGCCAAAGGCGGTGTCGGTCAGTGAGTTTTCCACGGCGTCAACTGTCAGGCAGCCGAAGAGCCGAGCTGTAATATTACCGCTGGAGTCGATTTCATTCCAACCGGCGTTGCGCAGAAGCTTTCGGGTTCTGATGGAAAAGGTTCCGAGAGTAATATCCACGTCGTCAGTCGGCAGCCAGCCAGAGTTGTTACCGTTAGCGTCCTGTCCGAACAGATACTTACCCGCGTCCTTATCGATTGCTCGCATTGGAAATGGTGCATTTGCGCGGAGAAAGGAGTCATCAAGCCAGTCAATCATGGCCTTGGAATAGACGGCCTGACCTGATGCGCCAGTGGCGTCGATTCCGCCCTGTTCAACGACATACCAGCGCAGTGCAGCGGTATCCCACATGACAGTTTTTCGTTCGGTGATAGTGACAGCAGGTTCAGTCGTACCATTATTTGGCTCGTTGCTGTTACCACCCGCTACACCAAGTAGTTTGGTACATGTGTAGTCGTCCTGAACCGTATTGATGGTGATGACCTCATAAGCACCGTTGTTATCGGCGTCACTGAAATCCTCGACTTCAAATCGTTCACCAACAGCCAAGATCGGTAGCTGGGAAGTGGCAGAGGTAATATCAACCCGATTCGCCACGGTAGCGGTCGCTGGGGTGGTATTGGCAAATACCATGTTAGAAACAGCGGTATCTAGGGCTGAAAACAGGTTAATCGACCGACCAACCACATCTGCAATCGGAGCCGAGCCTGACACCTTGTCCAAGATAGCGGCACCAGTTGTTGTGCCTCCGGCATCGTTCACCTGATAGAGACCGTTGTTCACGGCATCAGGGTGGCCTCTAACCTCAATAAATTCATTGTCATCCATAAGGGGCAGATTAGTGCCTGCACTGGAGACGGTTACCTGATTACCGGTTGGCGTACCCCAGACAGCATCAGAAACAATTAACAGGTTGCCCTGAGACAGCCCTGACGGGTCATTCGCTTGTGGCATTTTTCTTACCCTCTTTCAAAGATTGTTCTTCACGCCTTTTGGCGCGCTCATAAAGTCGTTGTCGAGACGACGTTTTTTTCTGCTTTTTCTTTCTACTCATTTCGCCGCTCGATTGCCTTAATAACAATAGCCTCTCGCATCAGAGAACTCAGCTCTCGAAGCTCGGCATGAACCTCGTTAATACTGCCCCGTAAAATACTGGTCTCAAGGTCTCGAGAACGAAACATCTCGACCACGGTTTGCTTGTGTATTCGGTCAGAGGTTAGATGAGTGATGTCCTTAGCCATACCCTCGAACTTTGTCTCGAATTTAGCGTTTTGATAAATCTGATGCCCCAGAATAGCGGCCACCGACAGAATTAGTGTCAGTGGCACCCGCTTATCTAAATGCCAGTGCGAGCCACTCCGTGGTGCCTCTGGGTTGCGATCTTCGCTGCCCACAATTAGGCAGCCGCAGTACCGTCATCAGTCGCGATCCATGCGGTGCCATTGCTAATCGCAAGACAGGCCGGTGTCGCATCACTGATCCAGATTAAGTGCCGAGGCCAAGCCGCAGCAGCAGGCACAGTCGCCAAGGTAAATGTAGGCACTTGAAGCGGTGCCGGTTCTCCAGTTTTCGGTAGAATTTTTCGTACATGTAACAGTTCACGCCAAGCCATTATTTTATTCCTCGGTCTCTTCGACCTCTAAAGTTTTAGCAAGCTTTTCACTGTCACGGCTAATCTCAATGGTTTTCCTAACCTTGCCAGACTTGCTATCGATTATCACATTAAGAACCATAGGCTCTTGTTTTTCAACCGCTGCGGCCGGTTCCTTTGCCCCAGTTGCTGTTTTTTCGACCGCCTTGTCCTGTTTATCCATTAATTCCTTGTGCTGTTGATCCTTCTTCTCCATTTCGCGATCATGTTTTTCAAGCTCTGTTTCAGCATTAATTTCAGCCCGCTCGATGATTCTGGCGGTTTCTTCCTGCATTAAGCGAAGCTCAGCGTCTTCCTTCGACTTGATTAGTGCCATGTCCTTATCGAATTTCTTCTGTATTTCTTCACGCTTCGCTTCGTTTTTGAGTGAGATTTCCTGCAATCCGACCTGACGGGAATCTTCACGATCCCTTTGCTCGATCTCGGCCTTGGCAACATCAGTCTCTTTCTCGATAGAAGCAATTTCCAGATCGGTCTGGGCCTTGATGACTGACGGATCGGGCTGTTGATTTTTGGCCTGCTCTTCGAGTTGTGCGGCAAGAGCGTCGGTTGACGGCACGATGTCCGGCATGTCGATGTCTTTCGCAAGCCCGCGCAACACCTTCGCGCGCCCCTCTTGGCCGATAATACCAATATCAATATCGTTGGTGGTGACCTGAAGGAACTCGTGACGCTTTTGCTGGGCCATATCACGTAGCAGTAGCGCGTTCGCGCCTCTGGCAACTGGCTTGGCATCGCCCTTAATGGCCGGATCATCACTGGTCAGCATGTTGTAAAAGTAAACCATTTCAATCGACGGGCGAACAACCCCATTATCAAGGTTGCCAATCGCGGCTTTAATGCCTTTTGCCGCTGAATTCATCAGCATGCTTAATCCAGACGCCGTAGTGCCAGCTCCGCCCACGTCTTCATTACCGTAAGTGTATCGAGGGATGGCTGTTGCGTCGTCGGCCTTTGATTCAAACTTCTCGTAGACTGCCATTAGTTCAGCAGCGTTTGACTCGGGCTGGAAGAATTGCACGGCTTTGCCTCCGCCAACCTCTGCGCCTCGGGTCTGAATGACCTTCCACGGTCGAATATCAAGCTCGTCTTCAAGCGGTGACAGTCGTTCATAATTGATCTCAACCATAGGGCCGGAAGCCATTGCCATGTTGTTCACCAATGAACGGGCAGAAGCGTTACAAAACTCCTGAATGTCGTTCATCAGGTATCTGATAGAGTTTCCGTAAAACGCACTGGGGATTGGGTCATAGCAGGCCTTGTGATACGGACGGCGGGCCAGCGGATCATTGTTGATCTGGCAGCGAATAACATTGTTGCCGATCAGGATAGCATCAACCTGATACTCGGCCTGCTCGTCCTTAACGCCGCTCATGCCCCATTCTTTGAGCATGCTGCCCTGTACAGAACCCCAGAAATGAATTCCGTCAATCAGGGTGTCGCTACCGGACATCCACCAGCGATGCTTATTTTCGTTTTCAAGGCGCTCAGTGTCGTTCCACAGCCAGTTTCGCAGGCCGTTGCGGTAATCTTTCAAGGTCTGGCGAATAGCGTCTTCCTTGTAGCCCTTCACTCCGATCATTGAATATAGTTGTCCGCGATCAAAGCGGATTCGTTCAATCAGGTTGCCGTCATTGATGCCGCCAGACTCGGGGCTGGGATAGATATCAAACGGACTGATCCGCTCAAACTCCAACCGCAGTTCCTCAGCAACAATGGGTTTGACATTGCCGAAAGTCGACTCCCATTTCAGGGTTGTCCTTTTTTTCAGAACTGGCCCCTTCAGGATACAGACCGAAAAAGTAGTAAAATCATCAATCAGATCATCCATGGTTTTGCCCCAGTCGCACTCTTCAAGCTGGTCGGCAATCTTATTTTCCATGTTTTCGGCCGAGATTTTGGCCTGTTTGTTTAATTCGGTGCTGACCATCTCTCTGAGCACTTGTTGCTCAAGCTGGTCGGTAATTCCAGACTCTTGAAAGCGCTGCATAACCGCTTCTTCGGCCCACTTTGGTAGAGATGGAATAGTAGTCGGTGAGATTCCCCACGCCTTTTCGTCGGCAGGGAGTACGATATCTTTGATCCAGTTGGCGGCAGCCCTTTGTTTGGTGGCTGTCAGCATCATGTAGATTTCTGAACCGCCTTGCGCGCGTATCTGGGCGAGCTTCTGGGGAGAATACTGGCCCTTTTTCGCACGAAGGTCTTCGAGCATACCCTCCTCAATCAGAAGTTTTGCCGATTTATTGACCTCCCAGTGCTTGCGGATATGTGCCGTCAACTGGGTCTGAACGACCGGTTCAAGATCGGTGCTCTCCTCCTGCGACATTAACTGTCCAACGGAGGCGTTTTTTAAAAGCCCATACGACATGCTTCATACCTCGCTTTACGGGAGTATTCCATTGCTTCGGCTATATTTTTAAAAAGATTATCCATGTAATGTTTGTTTTGCAGCATTTCAGCGACGTCTATGTCGATATTGATTCTGAATTTGTCATCGGTAAAAAGCATCAACAGAAAGTGGCCCACCTTCTTGTTTTTGCCTTTCAGCGCAACAACCTTGAGAATGCCGTTGCAGTTCGACTTGATGCCATCAATTATTGGCTGAACGTTGATTTCGGTTTTACTCATTAAGTCCATCCTGCGGCTGTTCGTTGGCGAATTCGTTTTGGTTGCGCCTTGACCATCTTAGTGCCATACCTTAACTTGCTACAGGCATATTGCAACCCGTCATGCGGATGCGAGAACTTGTTTTTACAGGCCTCGTCTTTGTAACGCTCTTCCCCGACGATTTGTACGCGGTCATATTTGTAACCGCCGTTGAAACCTCGTCTCAGGATTTTGCAGGATGGTGACATTAAAAACGAAGGATTTCCTTCTCTATCCATCCCTTTTAGATAAAATCTTACCGAGTCGGTTCGGGCAATCGGCTCATTGGTCGGTGCTTCCTCGGTCGGAATCTGCTCTTCAAGCAAAATATCCATACAGGACTTCTTCTCGGTTTCGCCCCTGTGACTACCAGCGGGGTCACCTACTGAGATGATTATCACGTCGTTGAATTCGTTGGCAAGGGCGGGTTTGACCACATCCTGCGCAAATTCACGGATAGCCATGTCTTCGGTACACCATTCGCGCAAAACGCGCAGTTGGCCGTGCGGAGAAAGCTGTACAGCAATGCAGGCAGGGGTAAGGCCGTAATCCCACCCCAGAAAGACTGGAAGGCCTCGATAAACCTCAAGCTCGGTTTCAGAACAATGAACCGCGTCATTATATTCGGAATAAACCGGCTTACCCTCGAAAATCGATCCGTACAGGCCCAGAACGTAAACATTGATCCAGTCCTTGTCTTTACCGAAGACCTGTCTCAGCCAATAATCATAACCGAGGGGCTGATTAATAACGTTCTCTGCTTCGGGGTTGGGGACATATGTGTTGTCGGCCAGCTCAATAAGAGCGGGGGGCTGATGGAAGAAATCGAACCCTTCCGGCTTAAGTTCCTCCGCGAGTGTGTAATACCAGTGGTCATCGTCTGGGGGATTTGTGTCCATGATAATACCAGACCATGTTGGCCCACCATGCCGCTTTGCCGGATATCTTCCCACGCGTCCTGTAGCGCCATCCAAAATCTGTTTTGGGATTTCACGTACCTCATTAAGCCATACTCCGGTTAGTTCGAGAGAAAGTAACTTTTTTACATCATTGGGCTTGTCTAGGGCCATGAACAAGACTTCCATCTCAACTATCGTGCCGTCGGGCAAGGGTAGTTTTAGCAGCGCTGTGATGGGCGGAGACCAGTTGATCGAGCAGATTTCTGACGGGAACCAGTCTTCGAAGGTTTTAATGGTGGTGGATTTTAATTCGGGGTAGGTGTTTCTGATGGCCGCCCATCGTGTTTTTCGGATGCCTTTCGAGGTTTCGTCGGCAAAGTAAGCCTCTTGCTCAACTGCTTTCGCAAACATTTCAAGTGTGCATCCAACCGACTTGCCGGAGCCAATCGGCCCCATAATGCCTCGAACAAATTTAACGGAGGCGTGGAATCTGGCAACAGTACGTTCTGCGACATATTTAAGATTTACCGACACGCTTGAATTCTCCTTCAATTGCGGGTCTTTCGCCGCCAAAATTCATATTCATAACCACGTTCATCTGGGCTATATCAACCTTGTCAGAGAACATGCGCATATGCTTACCAATCAGCTCCAGAGATTTGATAGCGCCGGTTGAGTCAAACTTGTAGTAAAGCGGCTCTCTCGGGATGACCTCTCCGTCATCATCAACAGTAACCACATTGCCTGCTCCAAAATATGGGACGGCCTGCATACACCGGTCACAAATTTCCCGCAAGCGGTGAATAACCCAATCCTCGTCCATTTCCAGTCGCTTTTGACGGGCCTCAAGCAGAACGCCAACATACAGGCGCACCTCTGGCTCTTTAATCCAGCGGTTTGCCATGTTCGCAGCGGTAGCGTGTTTCGCTTCAGGCTTGATCTTCAGGTAGGCCGTCACCCCGTTCATCTGGGGGTCAGCCGCCAGAAAATGACAGAAATTATGTCTATCTGGAGCGAGTCCGCTGGTTTTTATGATGGAGAGTTCTGTCACTTCGCGCCTCGGCTGGCAAACCACCATGCAACAGCGGTGGTAGTCAGAAAGATAATTGAGGAGACAATTTCTGCATAAAGAGCGGCCAGCGCGATCATCGGCATGGCTTCAAGCCCGCCAACCAGAGCATCCACATCGGCGTAGATTTGCCAGACAACCCAGAGTAAAAAGACGGTAATCAATGGACGCATCAGGCCGCGAATAGCATCAACAAACCCGATTCCGGTAGCCTTGCCCTGTCCTTTGATGGACTCGACAAAAGCGTCCGCTTCTTTGCCTTCAACGATAATATCGCCTTCGACCTCGGCCAGCATGGCTTCCTTATCTTTCAGCTCGAGGGCTTGCGTGTGCTCGAGGGTGAGTTCCCTGATGCCGAGTTCGCCCATGGACTGCTCATGCGCGTGATCGAGAGCCTTCATTTTGCGGTTTTCTACCTTGGTCAGGTATCCGCCGATCAGGCCTGTGACGGCACCAAAACCGCCGGAAGTCATTATTGATAATATTGAACTAATCATTTTCGTAAAGCTCCGCTAAGGTATGGGCTATTCCGCAATTGCAGCATTGCGCACCGTTCGGGTGTAAGTGAAACAGGTATTCCCCGCAACGACACTGAAAGCAAATTTCAGGAACGACCATGTAAACAAAAACCCCTTTTGATGTATGGCATTCAGGGCAATCAAGGGCGACTGTTCCGAGCGGGGCAACGGCATGCCACTCGTGTTTACACACTAGGCATTTGGCAGGGCCTTCCATGTGAGGACTGTAGTCTGACATTTTAACTATATTGCTCATACTACTACCAGTTTCAGCTCTTTTCGTTTGGTTATTCGTAGCAGCTTTCGCAGGGCTGATTTACTGTTCAGCACAGCGGGCTTGCCATTTAATTTGCCTTGTTTAAGGCCTATCAGAATACACCCGAGGGTATGTCGTACAATATTCCCATTATGAATAAGAATGCCGCTTCGCCGTTCGACATCTCGCACATGATAAATATTCCGATATCGTCCACTATTCGAGCGTGACAAGAAGTGGCACTGATAGGTTCCCGCAGGAATACTGGAACAGTTTCGGCGATTGAACAGCCATGGTGGTTCCAGTGTGGCAAAAAGCTCTCCTTCGACAACCAGTATTCCGCGAGTATGTGTTTTCGTCTTACTGGTGCGGATCAGAAACGCATTCATTACTCGCTGGAAATGCCAGAGCCGAGTTTCCGGTCGGACATATTAACCTTATTCGAGTCGTCGGTTCTCAGTCGCATTCGCAGATATCCGCGCTTGCGGGACTGGCCGATAGCCTTAATGTTTTTGGGTTTGTGCATTTTGCCTTTATGGGCTGGTGCTGGTGGTAGGTTGCCGGTCGCCATTACTGATCCGCCTGCTTGAGAGCTTCGTCTTGATATTTTTTCCGGTTTTTCAGCTTATCCAATGCTGATCCCTCGTCGATAAAATCGGACGCCTTTTTCTTGATCCAGTTAACGGGGTCGTCGAGAAATCCAACAGACTTTTTACTTTTTGCTTTCATTCTTGCTCTCCCGCTCAACAAAGGCTCGTCGGCGTTCTTTTGCGTCAGCCTTTCGAGCCTTGTTAATTTTCTGAGTCGTTTTCTGTTGCTTCTTGCTTAGCACTTGTATTTAGTAACTGACTTCGGGCTTTTTCCGCCTTTGGTCGAAACAGGAGTGGCAAGCACGGGTTTGGTTGGAGTACCAATTTTTTTATTACCTGAAGATTTGCTGTCCTTCATGGGGATCACCTTGTGTAGTCACTGGCGGGATGCCAGATGATCAGAGTATATCTATACGGCGTTTGTTTACAACCTATTGACCGTGCCAAGTATTCTGTAGTCGGTTGATTTCCCGCAACTCGGCATCAATCGCGATAATGCGTTGAATAATGGCTTCACTGACTGGGTGGTCGTGTTGCAGGACACCGGTTTTAGTATACTGGTTATAACCGACAGAGCCGCTCAGCAGGAGCAGAATAATCGGTATCGATATCTGGTAAACCTTAATCCACTTTTCTTTCATTAGAATCGCATTCCAGCAGAAAAACCAAAACAACTATCACCAGCAGACACACACATCGAACCCTGAAGTAAAATTCGTTCATTAATCACCATCGCAACAGCGCCTGATAAAGCGTCACACCCACCAATCGTCGCTCCAGCGACAGAGCCTTGCAGGGCTTTGGTGTTCAGAGAAAAACTGTGCATGCCACCAGCTAAAGCCATAGCACCAGCTCTACAATCACTAGAAAGAGAATTAACAACAGGATTCGATTCATGCCAATGTCCGGCGGAGACCGTCAGTGGTAACAGTAGCAGAATATAAAAAATTTTTTTCACACTTTTCACCTTTTTAATATTGGGTGGAATCAGGAGCCGACAACTTCGCCGTCATCCCATTTGAATTCACTCACCGGTCGATGCTTATGGCAACCAACGCAATAAGTAGCCCCGTAAAATTTAGGGTCGCGCGCATAGGTCTCGCTTAAGGCCCGCCCCATTAATGTCGCTTTTCCACAGACGTCATGCACATACCTTGACCGCACCGGCCGGACAAATCCTTTCGCTCGCTCAGCTTCACTCAGCACCAAATAGTTTCTGTTCTGCGGCGACACTTCTGTATCCACACCGTATCCCAGATCGAGATTAAATCTATCGGTCGTTGTTCCGCTCACTATTTTTACCCGTTAGCCAATCGCTTCATCACGATATCATACTTCTGGTTCTGCCGCTGGAGTGAAGCAATAGTTTCCCGCGACGGGCGATACGCAATCATGCGCCCATCATGTAAAAGAATGCGGTCAGTTTGCGGAACTGGATTTTCGTCCAGCATCCGACCCGCTTCCGCCAATGCTTCTGCTTTGTTCATACATCACCCTTAACTTCCTCCTCCCTTAAATTCACCACACGACTCCTGATGCGGATCAACCCGCAAAAAACCCTCAAGCCACTTCTCAGGCCCTTCAGGGGCTAACCGGCTAATCGGCGGATATCTTCGACATGTCCCATGACTAGCGTCAGAACCAGATCGAAAAAATCTACACTCACTACATAAAGACATCTTCTTCTCCATCAATCAATAATTCCGAGTATAAGCCTCTGCTAATATAAATCAAGCAATCTATAAAGCCACACATTATAAAAACGCCGAAAGTAGCATAATACGATACCAAATGGTCATCCTGTCGGTATAACCCCCGTAAAATTTGTCACCCATCCAGCAGAAAGTATTACATAACGATACTTTTACCCCTGCCGTTACCCCTGCCGTTACCCATGCCGTTACCCCTGCCGTTACCCCTGCCAAACCCCTGCCAAACCCCTGCCGTCCCAAAAGCAGAAAAAAATTGTGAACGAGAAAGTGTGCGTGTCGGGGAGGTATATAGACCCCCCGCCTTCCGCTGGCTGATTTCGGGTTGTGGGGGTCGGCTTTTAGATTGTCGGATTGGCTTTCTGTTTGGTCGTTGGTTCCATCCGCCCCGCGTTGTTGGATGCTGGCAGGCCTGTCGGCTGTCGGACTGGCGGAACACTGGGTTTATGCTGGTTGGGTCTGATATCGCCTCTCTGTGTGGCCGTCTACGCGACGATCAGGTAGGCAGCAAGGCCATAGCATAGCCATATATAGCCTCATTTCGCTACTTATAGTATAAAGCCTGGCTTTACAAGTGAGAGTTTATGGTCTATTCTTTGAAGAAGTCGGCAGTCGTGCGCGTATGACACCTCAACTCTGGGCTAATTCTGGCTCACCACGAGGAACACTTAAACTGCTCATCACGGTCACGTTACACGATTGCTGGCTTGTCACAAACAACACGGGGAAGACTAATGAGATTATATCCAGAGACGTACTTAACAACTGATGGTATTTACGACCGTTCCCACCGGCTCTACACTGAACTACTGCTGGCAATAATAGCCTTCCCGATGGGTTTCATAGCAGGCGTATTACTTACTTATAATAAGGTAATGTAATGAGGACACTATCCTGTACTGACTTACGGCGCGCTATTCTGGCTTGTTATATAAGAGTGGCCGCCGCCGCACCACCACTACAAAGAGGTTAAGCAAATGAACAACCATACATCACGCTATCAACACGACGACAACCGGTCACTACCTATTCCTAAACTTACACCACCGGCTCACCTGTCATCATTCCAGCCAAGCATTACCAACATGATTAGCAGGCTCTTTACCCGCTGGCCGGTTACCACTATCGCTCCGTCCCATATCGCACCGCATGACAATATCATTGCTATTAAGATACTTCACCCAAAGGACGGGCCGCAATATCTATATCCTTGGTCACCGCTGGGAGCACTGCAAGCACTACTTGAAGACTACGAGGCCGAACATGAATAAGAATATTACAATGAAAGGCCGCACCCTGACGGCCGCACACTGGGTTGATGCTGGATACACCGTTGATGGCATCGCCGCCACTCATATCCCCGCCATTGAAATTACACCACGACAATGCTTTAACCACCCGCGAGACGCACCGACGTTCCCGCCATTCATGAATGAGACCTGCGCCTGTACTGACTGCAATAAGAAGTCGGTCAAACACTGGGGAGGCCGTCCGCACTGTGCAGACTGTCTACCGCCCATGGTTAAACCCGCGTTCAAGATGAGGATCAAGCCATGATTGAAGCTATTCAACAAGCTGTCAGCTCCGACGCCGGTCGGGTTGTGATTATGCCAATGGCTGGGCGCTGGTCTATCGTTAGGATTAACCTGCTGTTTGCTGAAGTTCAAGGCGGCTTTAAGTCGAGAACCGCCGCGCAAAAGTACGCCGACAAGCATGACATCACTATTGAAGACAGGCCCACTAATGACGATACCAGCCTCGCCTTTGGGGCCGCCGCGCTTGAACATCACCTCAGTGGGGGCAGTCATGAATAGAGTTGAGCCAGTCATCACCCAACCACTACCAACCGATCAAGATGTCTGGGCCGCCAATGTATGTGTCCTGTTGGTTCAAATCGAGAGAATACTGGACGGGCATCGACCCACGCCGCGCACCAGAGCACTGCAAGTGGCTGTCGGTCACGCACTGAAGACTCGCAAGAGCGGAAACCTGTCACTATGAAAGCCTTTATTGATGAGATGAAACTGTTTCACGATAGCCACAACCCCTTTGATACCGTCGGAGAGAGACGCGCATTCACCGCCATTTTCTGCCTATCTGTCGCGGGAATACTGCTGTTTATGAGTCCGGTTATTATAGCACAATCAGTTAAACATTACCTTGCAATGCGCTGGTTGAGACTGCGCTGCCGCTGGGCTTTATGGCAATGCAGGAGGGTGATGAAGGATCGCGGATGCTCCA